AGGTGAGGGAGGCGGCGAGGGAGGCGGCGGAGCTGGCGAAGGCAAAGGGGGCGGCGGTGCGAATACTAGAGATAGTTACTGAAATGGAAGATAATGAAATACAACAAGATATAAAAAAAAAACAACTAAGTAAACAACAGAAATCCATTATTAAAGCAGGGGTGGAACGTAAATTAAGGGGTATTGAACAAGAATGGAGAATAGACCAGATGGCCTATAGAGAAGGGGTATATACAGAAGAAAGATTACAAACGATTGAAAGGGAAAAGGAAAGTCGTAAAACAATAATTATAGAAGAAGGGGAAGATGAAAAAAGGACACTAGAGGATATAGGACATGAATATTTCTCAAATCAAGTGGACGAAATTGAAGCTGAAGTAAAAAGTAAATTAAGGGGGATTGAAGAAGAATGGCAAAGAGACCTGAAAGTAGGGGTATATACAACAGAAGAATTACAAACGATTAAAAAGGGAAATCAAGATAGTATAATAATAATTAGAGAAGAAGAGAAAAGTGATAAGGAGCGGATTATTGAAATGAATAGAGAATGGTATATGTTACGAGTTGAATTACATATATTAGAAGATAATTTAAAAGATTTAGAATCTGAATTGATAAACTAGTAAGATCGTAATACACCGATCTATACCGACGCGTAAGAGGTGCTTGGGCCAAATGAGGATGAGGATGAGACTCCTGACGACATCGAGAGGGCGTTTCAGGATTGCCCGAAGAAATGGGAAGGTGATATCTCCTCACGCGACGGAAATGTTTCATGATATCAGTGAAGCCTACAAGTTACTCTCTGATCCAGCGGTGATTAAGACGAGATGGGCCAAAGAGGTATAGAATAAATTATTCAGATGCCCATATAATTCGTATATAATTTAATATTCTACAATAATGTCTACAATAATATCTACATTAATTATATGCTAACGAAAGAAAGTAATGAACTCATTAAAGAATTAAAACCAAGGATGAAATACAAAGATCTTCTAGAAAGCAGTCATTTAAAGAGATTATTTCATAAATTAGAATCCTCTGAATTCGATTATGATATGCCCGAAATAGTTCATAAAACTGGTAAATATCCATGTAATCAATTTATGGTTAAAAGATTATTTAATAAATCTCAGAAATATCCTCATATTAGTTCATTAAAATGGTCCATAAAGGGCAAATATTCTGTAAATATTTCTTTAAATATACATTCTAAAGATACTAAAGAGATTGATCATAAAAGAATTAATCTTTTAGTTTATGCTCTTTCTTTTATCTCTTCTTTTTCAAATAGAAATAGAAATATAACAATACATCTTGTTTTATTGGGGGATAAAAAAAAATACACAGGAAGATTTACAAGAAATGAAATAAATACCGCGGGATGTAAATTTAATGATTTTACAGCAGAAATATGTTCTTGGAGATTGGAAGAATGTATAAAAGTATTATTTCATGAATGTATTCATGCTCTAAGATTTTCATCTATTGAAGACTCTAAAGAAATTATTGAAAAATACAATAAAAAATATAATTGTAATTCAGAGATATTACGGACCGATGAAGCCTATACTGAAATATGGGCCAGAATTTTAAATTGTTATTTCGTGGCTAAATTAACTTCATTTAGTGAAGAAAATTTAGATTTATATAAATATTTCTGTATTCTATTGGGTATAGAAAGAGAATTTTCATTTTTACAAGGTTATAAAGTATCCAATGACTTAAAGGGAAGAACTAATAATAAAAAAGATCCTAATAAAGAAACAAGTGTTGTATCTTATTATATTTTAACTGCTGAAATATTTAATAATTTGGAAAACTTTTTAATATTCTGCTTCAGAGATAATAATCCTTTATATTTAAAGGATGGAAGATTATTTAATTCTTTTTTATTGGGTTGTAAAAGAATTCCAATAAAAAGATTGAATAAAAAAAATAAAAGTTATGATACAATGAGAATGACTGCTACCGAATTAAAAATTTAAACTAATCTATTTATAAGTTTATCTATTTATAAGTTTCTTATCTAATTAGACCTTATGCGGTTGGATAAACTCCATCCTTGTTCGGAAAATGAACCTTAAGGTATGTCTGGAGATTGAAGAAAGTTAGTTCATCCCCCTTGTTAAGCTTGAGAAGCTTGCGCATGGGGGCATCTGGAATAATCTTACGCCTGTCTTCCTTATTCTGTAGATTATGTTGCTTGCAGTAGGCGTTGATAGCCTGAGTTACCGCAGTACGGGCAATTAGATCATCCTTTCCAAGGCTGAGGAAAGAACGGAGCTCATCGGAAACGGGACCGGGCTTAGCGAAACCACTTGGAGGAGCGTCTGGGTCAGTCTGACGCTTACGCTTCCCCTTGGCACGCTTCAGGAGTTGCTTATGGTCCCTATGGACCTGCTTCTCGAGCTTCTGTGCCTGTGCCTTGAAAGCACGGGCCATAGTTAGGAATGTATCTGCCATAGTCATTAGTTCTGAAAACTGCTCCGAATATGGGGTCTCAGATACCTCCGGGGGTGGGGCCACAATGTCATCTTGGACCGGTGCGGGTTCCTCAACCTTCGGAACCTCAACTGGGGGCTGCTTCTCAACCTTCTGAACCTTCTTCGCCTTAGACTTCGGATTAGAACTCTTCTTTGCCTTTTGAACCATTATATCTTAATTTACTTTTTATTTCTCTCAATCAACCGCACACTATACTAAGATAAGTAAATATATTTTTAAGTAGTTTTATGATTTATATTTTATGATTTTATGATTTTATAAATTAATTAATGATATTTAATCATTAAATATAAGAAACCCAATCTTGATGTGTTATGTAACAAGGTGGTGAAACCATACTTAATCCTATTATAAAATACATGTAGCCAAGTTTTCTATCCGATAAATTAACGGCATTTTTAAATTTAGATACATCATGAATTATTAATTCTTGAAGATCTTCCTTACAATCGTAATTCATAACTTCAGATACAGGGGTTGCGAATATTCTACCATCGGGGGGACATATGTTTCTTTTAGAATCTTGTGAAAGTTGGGCCCTGTAATTCCATAAATCTTCAAGTTGTTTATATAATTCTTTTAATCTTCTACCACTCATATCAAAAAACCAATTAATCTGACAAGAATACCCATTTAATTCGATATCGGAAAATAAATCAACAAGTTTCTGTTTTATGGATGCTTTTCTATCTCTTAATACAATTTCTTCAATATCTACTAAAAGATTATTATTTTTTAAAGTTTTAATTTTAGTTTTTACTTCTTTTAATATGTTATCTGGAAATTTTTCTGTTGTATATGGATTTGAGTAATTCATTTGTATCAATTTTAAAAGGGATCTTATATCGAAACCCCATTTAAATCCCTTTGAATCTTTATAAGAATAGAAATATTTATCTTCAATTTCATTTAGAGGATCATATGTATAAAAATCTTCGGTATTGTTGCAATTTTTTCTCAATTTCCTGAGAACTTTCTTTTTTCTATATAGAGATTGTATTTTTATTAATTTAGTTTCATTGTAATTATTTATCTTAATTATATATTTACATATTTCATCGAAATAAAATTGCTTCTTGTATTTACCTTTTTTGTCATTTATTCTCCTGAAATAATATGTTTTTAGATCTTGTAATAAATAATCCTTTATCGTGAAAGTGAAATTATCTTTAATAATAAGGTCATTTAAATCAACTAAATGATATCTTTTATGTTTTTTACAGAAATTTCCATATTTCTTGAAAGATTTACAACACTTACTTTCATCCGAATATTCACACGAATTCATTCCTATATTAATTTCTTTCAAAATATTTAAATAAATTTAAAATACTATCCCAATTACAAAAATACTTAAAAATTTGATTGTTAATAATGGTATAGTAGCATATTAAAGCGATAAAGAGATAAGAAAATAAAAAAAAGAAAGAAACAAGTAAAAGAAACAAGTAAAAGAAATAAGTAAAAGAACTACAGTCAGTTTAAAGGGAAAAAAAGAAAAGATGTCGGGATTCAAGCCACTCAAGCCGCAGAACGTTGATGTTTCTAAGGTAGAAGTCACACCACTCAAGAAACTAGACAATGGTGCCAATATTGCCTATCTTAACTACGAGGGTAAGCCCATCTACATCACTACACCAGAACTCGATGTCCCATTCGATGGTCAGTGGTGGCCAACAGATGATAATAACGGGAAGTGGTCCGTGAAGGTAAATCTGCGAAAGGGGGATTCCGATCACCTTATCAATCTACTACAATCAATGGATCATCAGATCAAGCAGAAGGCCATGGAGAATAGTGTAGCCTGGTTCAAGAAGCGGAATATGTCAGAAGATACCGTTGACACTCTCTATACTCCAATGCTAAAGGAGGACATTGACCCCGATAGTGGAGAACCAACTGGGAAGTATCCCCCGAGTATGGCATTCAAGATCGTGAAGCGAGATGGGAATGTCGCATGTAAGATATTCGGGGATAACAAGATGGAGTTTAATGTAACAGATGAGGGATCTGATAATTTCATCAATATGACTGATCTACTCAAGAAGGGGTCCAAGGTGAAGCTCCTTCTACGTTGCAATGGTCTATGGGTAGCCAATGGTAAGTTCGGTTGTACATGGAGGGCAGAACAGATGAAGGTTACACGAGCGGCGACATTCGATGATTATGCGTTCGACGATTCTGATGAAGAAGAAGAAGTAGAAAAGATTGATCATAACTTCGTTGATTCAGAAAGCGATGAAGACAAGGGAGATGAAAAGGATGAAAAGGATGAAGTTGAAGAACCCAAGAAGGTAGTAAAGAAGCCGCGCAAGGTTTCAAAGAAGTAGTTAATGAAATAATGAAATAATAAACTTTTAAAATAACAATATTATAAATTAAATTTTTTATCTTAATCTTAATACCAGATGGAGCGTTGATTCCTTCTGGATATTATAATCTGCAAGAGTTCTACCATCTTCTAATTGCTTCCCCGCGAAAATAAGTCTCTGTTGGTCTGGTGGAATTCCTTCTTTATCTTGAATCTTAGTTTTAACATTCTCAATTGAATCTGAACTCTCAACTTCAAGTGTTATTGTTTTCCCGGTTAAAGTCTTTACGAAAATCTGCATATATTTTAAATATATAGATTTTATTCTTTAAGTATTTAATCACATGGTAGATTGAATTGTTTTTAATTTCTGAATTGTTTTATCTAATTCCGCTTTATTATAAGATGCTCCACTCCCCTTCTCTTTTTTATCTTTAATTTCCTCTTTACCCATAAATTCATTAATAATAACTACGAAAATAATAGTTAATATAATAGCTGTAAATATATCTTTCGTTGCCATAAAAAATGAACAGAATATAAAAAATCTTCTAACATATGGTCCGGATACAATTTTCCTTAAATCATCATCCAATTCATCTATAATAAATCGCGCGCCTATATTCAAGAGAATCATTGTGAGACCAATAAAATATTTATTCGCATTTAGATTATCTGCGCCAGCTTTAAAATATTCTCCAATCTTATCAATCATATATAATTTATTATTTATTATTTATTTTGTTTGTTTGAATAATAGTCCGCAAAAATATATATACTATATTATTAAATAATGTTCGGGGCAGAATTATCCGAAGTATGGCAAGATTATAAACCTAAGAAAAATAAAAAAAAGAAAGATAAACCTTTAACACCAGAAGATATGGATTCCGGATTATTATTGGGAAAAAGAGAAAAATCTTTAGTTGATGAAAAGGAAAGACTTTCATCCTTAGTAGATGATAGAGATAAAGATTATAAATATGAAAGAATTAATCCTAATGTTGTAACATTCGAAGATCCTTATGGCGCCAGTGTTTATGATAAAAAATCAATAAGACCTTCAAGGATAGAAGATGATCCAGATTACAACGAATTTCTTGAATTTAAGAAAAATAAAAATTCTTTAAAAAGAGATAAACCAATTATCCAGAAATTAGATACTAGTAATGATAATGATCAATTAAATGAACTTATTTTATATATTTTCACGGGATTCTTTTTACTTGTATTATATGATAATATATATAGATTGGGAAAGAAGTCTTACTAGACCTTTAATTTATCCGATAAATCTAACATTGTTCTTTCATCATATATAAGAGATCCGGTTGGTTTATAATTATCGACCGACTTGTATTTATTTCTATTTTCCTTGATTTTTACTTCTTTTTTAAGTCCGGTATTCGCTAATTTACTTATACCAGGTAACTCCCAAGATATAAATAACCAATTAGGTTCTACATACATAATCTTAAATCCATTATTTTTTAAACTATTAATAATATATGTTCTCATTTCGGTGACTTTATATAGAGGTGTCCCTATTATAAATTCTGGTATCTGATAAAAACAATATGTCTTTTCTAAGGAAGAATTATATTTAATTCTTTTATGACATTTAACTAAAACACCATCATAAATTTCTAATCTTTTAATAGTTTTTTCATTTATTGTCGAATAAAGATCCTTGATATCCAATGAAGACATATTTATCTATTTAAGAATATAGAAAATATTTAAGATAAAATGACAGATACGAAAATTGACACACTTATTTTATCCGGTGGAGGACCCAGTGGGATCGCTTATTTCGGAATATTTGAATCTTTATTTGAAAATGATATCTTGAAAAGAGATCTTACTGGTATTAAAGAGATTCTAACAACATCAATTGGGATATTGTGTTCTTTTTGTCTTATACTTGGACTAAGCATGGATGTTGGAAAAGGTGTTGCTCTGGGATACGATATATCTAAAATGCTTAAAATGGATGATATCAAAATTGATAATATTCTGGTTGAGTTCGGTTTATTTGATACGAATGGAATAAGAAATATATTTAAATCTATCTTAAAAAATTTTAAAGATCTTGATGACATAAATCTTAAAGATTTATACAATCTCTCTGAAATTAAATTGAATGTAAAAGTTTTTAATGTTACTAAGAAACAGATTGAATATATATCACACGAAACAGATCCAGAATTATCCATTATAACATTGGCAGAAATGACAACGGCAATACCGGTATTCTTTAAACCAGTTGAATATAATGGTTGCAAGTATGTTGATGGGGGATTAAGAGGTCATTTTCCGATTGAGGAATGTAAATCAGAAAATTATTTAGGATTATTTATTAAAGGGGGAACAGATATTAGTAATCCAATCGTGGAATTATTCCCGATTTTAGAATATATGTATTGTTTAATGATATGTCAAGATCAATATGTTTATGATGTAGAAGAAAAAAAATTTAATCCGAGAATAATTTACGTAAATGTAAATTATGGTCTTAAATTTGAAATGAATAAAGAAGAAGGGGAAAAAATAATTCAGTTAGGTTATGAAGAATCACAGAAACATTTAGAAAAATTTAAGAAATTTTTAATAGATTCATGAAAACTTTATTAGAATTTAAGCAACATTAGGAGAAAGACACAGCTTAATATCTCCCAAGTTCGCAACGGTGTATTTTATGATTAAAGGGTAATCATTCTTAATATACATATGAATTAAATTACATAAATTAGTACATTTCGTAAAAAGAACAAGATATTTTAAAGAAAAAATACCTTGAATGGGTTTATCTGGCGTACTATGCATTGAAAATTTTAACCCTTCATTATTATTATCTTTATTTTCTTTTAATATGGTTTCTTGGGAAGCGAAATCTCCCCTACATTCCAACATTAAATTTTCACCCACGCTCTTTATATCTACGCAGTCACCGATATTGGTCATATCCCGTATTAATTTCTGAAAATCAGATGAAGGTAGTGTTAATTCCGTTTCAAATTCAGCTGGGGGGATTTTTATTTCGTCCTCGGATATATCTAGTAGATTTAACTTAAATAAAGTCTGTGTATTTTTAACTTCATTATCAATCTGAATCCCCAATTTATTCGTTTCGTTCTTCTTGAGATAAAGACTCAGAATATCATTATTTCCCATTACTTTAATGAGTTTAAATAGATTATTCATATTAATACCGATCTTAATCTTTTCTTTACAGAAATAGTGTTCGAAATTCTCCGATTGTAATTTCATATGAATAAGGACAATCTTAGAATTATCTGTCGCAATCAACTTTATACCCGTTGAATCAATAATTAAATTGGTATCTGTCAAGATCTCTTTTAATGCTTCTACTAGAATACGAAAAGCACCCGATTGAACTGTCTGAATATTAAATAGACATTCATCATCGTTTATAACACTCATTTTATATTCATAAATTATGATTATTCTTTAAGTTTATTTATAAATTTAATGTTATTCCACCACTTTTATTCCCTGTATCTCCGCTCATCAATGATATATTATCTAAATCGGGCATCTTATCCGGTTCCAGATTCATAGCAGTAATGAGATCATCTAAACCATCGGGTCCAGACATATCACTCCTCGCAGGACTCACTGGTCTTCCACCCGCGGAAACGGACTGACCCTGACTCCTCTGCCCTCCACCCATCATTGCCTCCAACGGATTACCGCCTCCGCCTCCGCCCATGAGACCCCCCATTAGACCACCCATAAGACCCCCCAATGGATTTCCCCCACCCCCTCCTCCGAACATCTGATTTAATGGATTAGGTGGAGGTGGGGCGGGTTGTGGGGTCGCTTGACCCTGACCATTATTCATTGTTCCCACTGCTGCTTTAGCGAATTGCTCCATTAATTCGGGATTCTGTCTTAAAACATCATCCATGCCCGGTATTGATGACTTAAACATTGTATTCGTAAGATGGAACATAAATGCGGAACCAGCTAATGTGAAAAGTAATCTAATTTCCGGCGCCATTGCTTCTCCTTCACCACCATATTTTTCCCCTAATTCTTCAAATATTTCATCATAATCATTTACATTTTCATTTACAGATTCAGACCATCCATCTAACTTAACACTAAATGGATCGAACTTTCCATTCAAGAACTCAATACCCGTTACACATGCCATCAGCATTTTTCTCTGAAACTTAACGGAATTATCAATCTCTCTCTGTTTCTTTAATTTAATATATTCATTTCTCATATCTTCAAGGTGAGAATTCATATTATAATTCATTGTTGTGCGAATACCCTGACCTTCTAATTTCTTAAATTTGTAAATAAGATCAATTTTTTCATTTTTTATTTCTTGAGCGGTTAATCTATGAATAGGTTTATATCCACTATCAGGATTAGGATTACTTAAAAGTAGATTATCATCATTATTGACGCTAATATTTTTCATATCACCATCAACAATACCCCCTTTATCTTCTACTGGATCACTTTTAAAAAAACTAAAATCTTCACTCTTTTTAGAATCTTTGTCACTTTTTCCTCCATCCGAATTTACAGGACTAACTTGACCTTTCGCCAATAATTCAACACCATCGCTGATATTTAATGATGGTTTGGTATTATCTGTTGTTAAATCTAAATTTAAATCTGAATTACTTTTACTGAATCCTAAATTGTCGGAAAGTGTGTCGGATAAAGATACACTTTTCGTTCCCATATCAAAATCAAGGTTAAGATCTCCCATTTGAATTATTGTAGAAAGATTATTTTAAGTATGTACGCGCTTTTTTCTAATTTATTATATATATATGAAAATTAAGATTGGATCTGTATATAATGTCACATTTAAAAGTGGCAACACCCATACTGCGTTCAGTTGGCCTTCTAAGATTCCCGATAGTGGAAATCGGTACATGAAACATAAAGTCATCAAGATTAAGAAAAAATTAAATCCCAAAGACAGCTTAGATTATGATTATGTGGGAGATGTCTATGATAAAATTGACGGAGCTGTAGAACTTAAAAATATTAAGATTGTAAGCAAACAATTAATTTTAAAGAGTTCACCTTTTAAGGTTGCGGGTAAAAGAAAAAAGTCCAAGAAAAGAACTAAAAAGAGATCTAAGAAGGGAACTAAGAATAGAACTAAGAAAAGAAATAAAAAGAAATCTTCTAGAAAAATGAGGAGATCTTCTAGAAAAACAAGGAAAAGGAAAATGAGGGGTGGTCAAGATCAAGGGGCACTTTCTTTCCCTAAATACGAGGTTGATGGAGGTGAAGTAGGAACTACCGATGATGGTAGAATAACGTATTCATTTAATTTATTTCTAAGAATAAGTCCAACCAGTTATTATATCAAATTGGGGGAAATTAAGTATACTTATTCAGGTTTTGAGTCTCTTATGAAGATATTAAAAAAAAAATATCCAGAATTAATGCGTGGTATAAGATTCCCATGGAAGACCGGTGGAGATGGGAAGTCAAAAAGGACTAAAGGAATAAGAAGAAGTGGCTTAATTGTTTTTTTAAATAATCTTTTGAGTAAAGATAATAATTTAAGATATTTTATTCTTTCTAACTTCGCTGAGCCAGACCACCCCCTGCTTGAATCAACATTCGAGCTTGGACGTGGAAGTTTTGGAGTGGTATATCAGGTAAGGAAGATAGGTGATAATAAAAATTATGCGATGAAGACAATTGATAAATCTAGTGTAACATCTGAAAAAGATCTTATAATAGATGAAAGAAATCTCCTTGAAACAATTACCAGAAATTATGTACCTTATGTTGTCAGAATGTATTGTTCTTTCCAGACACAAAAATATTGTTGTATGGTATTAAATCTTGGAGTTATGGATATAAGTGCTTTCATAGAAGATGAATATAGTTTAGATTTAAAAAGCGCTCAATTTATTGCGGCAGAGATTGTTCTTGCCCTTGAGGGATTACACGATCTTAATATAGTTCACAGAGATTTAAAACCAGGAAATATTATGATTGACAATTCTGGACATATCTTTTTAACTGATTTCGGTTTATCTAAAAAGGTGGAAGCGACAGATGGGGAAACTAAAGGTATAACAGATAGTAACAGTACATTCTTATACTCTGCTCCCGAGATGTTCGGGGAAACTCTAAATTACGGTAAGGCGGTTGACTGGTGGGCTCTAGGAATTATAATCTACGAAATGCTGACCCCAAATGGACTTGAACTATCCCACCCATGCTATGGCCTATTTCCATACGACGATAAGGGTGTACAATACACCGTGAATGAGATCGAACAAGAGAATTTCATGCATAGAATTTCCGAAATTACATCTGTGGATCTCGAAGGACATGAATTTACAGATGATACAGTACAACTACTTTCTGGTTTACTAATGGTTAATCCCGATAAACGCTTAACATATCCATCAGAAATCAAGGATCATCCTTTTTTTAACGAAGTAAAATGGGCGGAACTATTAGAAAGGGACATTCTGGTAGCGAATGCTGAAATTTCCGAAGTCGCATTGAGAGAGACCAATAAGAATAAGCTTAAGAAAGAGCTTTCGGGTGATTCCCCCGATCCCCTTATTGAAAAAACTATTCATGAATCATCCAACCTCCACACATCGGACAAATCTGTGCCTTGGCCTATCTGGACTGCCGTAAAATCAAAACAACAACAAGGTATGACGAGTTCAATACACCAATCGTCAATATTCACCCATAACCCAGAAGCAGCAGCGATGGAGGGATGGAATGATTTTAATTATTTTGCATCCCCTGAAATGGGTGGTCTCTTCGAGGTAAGTGAAGATGCTGGTCAGGTTGCGCATGGGCCTGAAGCTGTTGCTTAATTCAAATAATCCTTAATATTATCAGGCACTTGAATTATTGTAGAAAGATTATTTTAAGTATGTACGCGCTTCTTTTTTCTAATATATTATAAATGCCAATTAAGATTGGATCTGTTTACAATGCCACATTTAAAAGTGGTAATACCCATACTGCGTTCAGCTGGCCGTCTAAGATTCCCGCTAGTGGCAATAAGTACATGAAACATAAAGTCATTAAGATTAAGAAAAAATTAAATCCTAAGAATAGTTTAGATTATGATTATGTAGGAGACATCTATGATAAAAATGACGGAGCTGTAGAACTCAAGAATATTAAGATTGTAAGTAAGCAATTAATCTTGAAAAGTTCTTCTTTTAAGGTTGAGGGTAAAAGAAAGAAGTCTAAGAAAAGAACTAAAAAGAAATCTTCTAGAAAAACGAGGAGATCTTCTAGAAAAACAAGGAAAAGGAAAATGAGGGGCGGTAGCACCGGGAAAAATGCGGATGAGGGGGAATGTAAACGACTGTACACGGAGCTTGTACAGAGTCAACAAGCGGTTGCGGAGTGGCGCCAGATAGAGCAGGAGGAAATGGAATTGGAACAAGATATTGCCAAAATGAAGGATACGACCTTTAAAGAGGAACAGATGGCCGATATAAAGCAACGGGGGTCCGTTATAAAGGGAAAACGGGTGGATGCGGAGAACCTTGTAGAGATCAAAATAAAAGAGTTTAATGGTGGTAAATGTAGTGAAATGTACGCGAAGCGGCGCGAGATGGAGCGAGGGATAGCCACCGAACCCCGCGAACAAGGATCGTGGGGTTCGGTAGAATATCTACAATTCCAAGCATATTACAAGTTAGGGAAAGGTGTATCTGGGGAGGTGTATTTAGTTAAAAAAATAGGAGGAACCGATGATGGTAATTTTTATGCGTTGAAAAAGATAAATAAAAAAGGGGGGGCGACTTATGGACGAGTAAGGGAAATGGCAGTTAATGAAAGAAATTTACTTGAAGAGGTTACTAGAAAAAATGTTCCATTCTGTGTCAAGATGCATTATTCCTTCGAGGAAGCAGACAATTACTGTATAGTTCAACCCTTTTATGGGCGGGTAGACTTATTTTATTTTCGAGAAAATTATAAATTTATCCCAATCAACACCGTTCGGTTTATTGCGGCACAGGTTACCCTTGCCCTAGAAGCGTTACATAATTTAGATATAGTACATAGAGATATAAAAACCGAAAATATAATGATAGATAGTGATGGATATCTAGTTGTGATTGATTTAGGTTTTGCTGATAAATGCAAAGGAAAGACCAGTGGTTTAACTGAATTTAAAGGGACACCCGAATACATGGCCCCAGAGATGGTGAAAGGATTAAAATACGGTAAGGCAATAGATTGGTGGGCATTGGGCACTATAATATATGAGTTAATGGATGGCCTTCCACCATTCTTCGATACAAATAAGGAACAAATGTATATAAAAATCGTTAGTGGTAAACTTGTTTTTCCGACTGGTATCGGCCGCCACGCAAAGGACCTCATCGGGAGACTACTGAACCGCAGTCCTACTCATCGCTTAACAGACTCTGAAGCTATAAAAAAGCATCCTTTTTTTGAAACTAAAGATTGGACTTGGGATACGTTGAAAACTAAGAGGTATGACCCACCATATAAACCTACCCTCTATTTTAAGGGAGATTTAAGACATAGTGATTCCTTTCCAAGGGGAGGGGAGGCGTCCCCCCTCGGCGATGTGGATCCTCAGTTCAAGTATTTCGCGGAAGAAGGTTCACCGAACCCATATTCCTCGGATATCCAAGGGTTAATTGATCAGGGCAGCAAGGGGAGGCAAGGTGGAGGATCCATATCCTCTGCCAAAAAAATAGGTGCCCCCTATACAAGAGAGCGTTCTAATGCAATCTATTCATAATTATTCGAGATAAATTAAATGAAAGTAAATTAGATATTCATATTAATTCAAATAATCCTTAATATTATCAGGCATTTCGTCTATTTTCGTATCATAAAATGATTCTATAAATTTTAATTCCTCTACATCCCTTTCCGTTATTAAATTAATTGCAACTCCCTTACGACCATAACGCCCCGAACGACCTATCCTATGAATGTAAGTCTCCTTTTCTCTTGGTAAATCGTAATTAATTACCAATGATAACTGTTGAATATCTATACCTCTCGCTAAGAGATCAGTTGATAATAAGATTCTAACTTGACCGGACCTAAAATCATTCATAATCTGCTTCCGTTCATCTGTAGTTCTATCACCCGTAATATAAGATACGGGGAAATTATCTTTTAATAATCTATCATTTATTTCTAATATTTTATTCTTGCTATTAATGTAAATAATACACTGACCAACATTAATAATATCATAAAGATCTGCTATAACATCATACTTCCAATCTGAATGCTTAACATTGACATAAAATTGTTGAATACCCTCCAATGTCAATTGTTCTTTCTTTACCAAGATCTTCTGTGGTTCATTCATAAATTTTTCTGTTATTTCTAAAACATCCTTGGGTAAAGTAGCACTAAATAAACATATCTGTGTATCTCTTGACATAGTTTGAACTATATTGTAAATTGTATCTTTAAAACCATATGATAAGATCTCATCTGCTTCATCGAAAACTAACATCTTAATTTTATCTGTATAAAGAGATCTCCTATTAATCATATCTAAGATTCTCCCAGGAGTTCCAACAATAACATGAGGATTTTTTTCTAACTCCTGAATACACGCATTGATACTTGTTTTACCAATAACTTTAAGAGTCTTAATCTTGGTATAAGAACTTAATTCTGTTATTACTGTGTAAACTTGATCGGCTAATTCGTGTGTCGGAACAATTACAATACATTGCGTATTATCTAGGGTTTCATCAATCTTACTTAAAAGACTAATTGAAAAAGCACCAGTTTTACCTGTTCCGGATTGAGCTTGTGCAATTGTATCCCCTCCTGCTATTATCTTAGGTATCGCTTTTACTTGTATCGCCGATGGTTTCTCGAAACCATAAGCATAAACTCCCCTCAATATATTATCATCTATATTGAGATCATCAAAATTAATATCTTCGCTCATACTTTCACTCATACATTCACTCATTTATATTATTTAAAACGATCTCTTTATATAATTATTTCTATGTAATAACTATATAATGAATATTGTTGATAAAATTAAAAGAAATAAAATAGCTTCGCTTATAATATTTATAGTTTTAATCGTTTTATTCGTGGCTCCAAGTGAGTGTAACGGTGTTAAAGGTTGGGGGACTTGTGTTTCTATGAACGGTAAAGTTTATCATTTATCTCCATTAAATTTTATATTACCTCCACCACCTGGTAAGATGATAACTAGATTTGAACGTGCCGATATGAATCATGGAATGCATTATTCATCTGAATCAGGTTTTTCTATTAAATAATTAATCTATTATTGTTTCTTTTTCCAATTTAGGAAGATTATCTTTTATAAGTTTATGAACCTTTAAAATATCTGCCCCCGAACAACTATCTATTAAATTTTTTTCATAAAAAAGATAAAAAGTTGGAACTGCTTTAACCTTAAGTTCAAGTGCTAATTCATCATTTTCATCTATGTCTACCATATAAACCTCACATTTAGAATCATCTAAACCATCAGATAATTGTTTAATCATAGGTTTAATTTTCTGACAAGGACCACACCAAGTGGCTGTAAAATAAAAAAGAATTAAACATTTTTTATCTTTTAAGATTGATATATCATTATCATAAATTTCTAACATTTATAATTATTAATATTTAAGATTTATTTTTGAAACACATAATTTAATAGTCGCATATTAATAGTCACATTTTAATAGTCATCGTAATCACTTTCCGAACATGTTGATTCATAATTTTCAATATTATAAGTCATTTCATCTTCTTTTTCAATATCTCTGTATAGTTCGGAAATCATACTATTATCCATCAATTGATTATCTCTCTGTTTATAATATCTTTCTCTTGAAATATCATCCAGATTCTTTATTTCTTCAAATGTTAGAATTTCAAACTTTTCCTTTTTCTTAGGCAATACGGGCATAGCCCAGAAACAGAAGTCTTCTTTATTTAAGATTAATTTACCATAATTTCTTGGTAACATCGGATCAAGTTTTCTACAGCACGAATACCCACATGTCTGGATTGTTTCTCCTATCGGTTTATTTTCCTGATCTGTATAAATATTTTCATTTTTAAGGAGGAGCCATGGTTCACATTTAACATTACAGATAATACAAGACATGATTCAAAATTTAAGTTTATTAATACTAAACTAATTAGTATTAATAATCAAATTTTTAGGTAAATTTGATTTATTTATTTAAGAACAACAAAATATATTAATATATATCTACACATGTTGAATTTAGATGAAATAAAAGATCTTATAGATTCATATGAATCTAAAATATACAATGCAGTAAAAAATGATTCAAGTTTAGAAGATCTTATAAATGAAATTAGTTCCAAGATAATAGAAGATAACGAAATAACAGATGACACACTATTTAATATTTCCCAGAAACATTTTATTAAAAATCATGTATCCCTTAAATTCTCTGAACTTAAATATAAATTAAAAGATTTATTCTTTCATAAAAAAGATATTCTGAATAAATTAGAAGGTCTCTTAAAGATGGAATTACCTGAACAGCGATCAAAGGAATGGTATGCTTTAAGGGACACAATGCTTACCGCTAGTTCTTTAGCAGATGCTCTGGGTAAAGGTCATTTTAGAACAAGAGATCAGTTGTTAATTGAAAAATCAAGCAAGGAGCCTCCACCTAGATTCGGTAATGCAATTACAGAATGGGGTGTAATGTATGAACCTGTAGCCACAACCTTTTATGAAAAATTAAATAATCTTGAAATTTTAGAATTCGGTTTAGTCCCCCATCCAAGATTTAAGATATTCGGAGCATCTCCGGATGGAATATGTTCCGAAAAATCACCAGGAGATTATGTAGGTAGAATGTTAGAAATTAAGTGTCCACCTAAAAGAAAGTTTACAAAGGAAGTCCCCGATCATTATTGGATGCAAATGCAGGGTCAATTAGAATGTTGCGATTTAGAAGAATGCGACTTCCTCCAGGTAAAACTTGAGGAATATGCATCTAAGGAAGAATATTTACAGGATTCGGGTGGTGCTTCGGTGCAAGGTAAAACTTTAAAGGGTTTCCCTAAGGGTCTTGTTCTTTCATTCGTTACTAATAAAGACGGAGAAACTAACTATCATTATGAATATTCCGAATTTTATATGTCAATAGATGAAATTAATGAATGGGCTTACCAGACTATTTCAAGTAAGAATGATTACGACACGGTAGTATATCACTGGTGGAGAATTGAAAGATATGAATGTACATTAGTTCTAAGGGATAGACAATGGTGGAATGGTGTCATGCCAGAAATATTAAACTTCTGGGAGGATGTCGAGCACTATAGAAAAATAGGAAATCAATCTCTTATAGATAAGAAAGAAGAAAAGAAAAATAAGAGAAAGAAAAATAAAGAAGAAAAAGATAAAATAAAGAAATCTAAGCCCCCAAAAGAAACTAAAAATATTATTACAATCAATCAAGAAATTTCAACCGAAATAAATAAGAATTACTTATTAGATTCCGATTCAGAATAACTATAATATTTCGGTTTAAATTTAAATTTCACTTTATATTTTTTAGTAATATGATGATCATATTTCCTTGTCGGCGAACCGAATATATAAGCATACATTCTTGCTTTACCCCAAGATTCAGCTGTCTGATTGGGCCTCGAACCAGATGAATAATATGCTCCCATACCTTTTTTTTTAACTTCCGATAATGCTTTTTTTGGAATCCCTGTTACTTTTTCAATCTGTTTTAAAGTTTTCGCTTCAGGATAAAGTTTATGGAATTTTTGAGTCCAAGAACTCTTTTTATTTTTAAAAGATTTCATTTTAGGTCGGGTATAATATTTACCCCTTTTATAAGATCTTTTAGATTTACCAATTGCTTTTTCTTGTTTTTTTTTATCTTTTCTGGATAATTTCGCTGTATAATGTTTCGGTAATTTAGAGCGTTTTTTACTTTTCATTTATAAGATATTATACATTTAATTTTTTATTATATCTAATAGTCGGATGGTTGTGCCTGAGGGGGATTAAATATCTGGTCTGGTTCCCCAACCATACCATGAAACCAATGTTTTCTACCTTTTACATCTATAAATTCAACATAAAAAAGATATGATGAATCTTTATCGGGAAATATTTCGGAATATTTATAAAATTTACCATTCCAATTGTTTTCTTTTCCATAAAAAGATTGAATGTGTTCTGTTATATTTTCTTTTTCACAATTTTTCTTCCATAATTGAGCCAATGTTAATTCTGGTCCTTTATAATTTTGATAATATTCACATTCCATTTTATTAAACATAATAAAAAATATCTTTAAATTTTTTTCTATACTAGTGTATAAAATATGGGAATCTTACAATCTTTGGAATTTATACCTGGTGTAAAGTTTTTTGAATCTAGTATGCATGACGCTCTCTTTCAGCATTCTGTATTCGGTGCAATTGTTTTCTTAATTGTATCGAATACGGGTGTATACAAGTTCGTTAAGGATACACTTTTCAGTGTTACCGGGTTCAAGGCCGATGGTAATACTCTACAATTTATTCACGCTGTTGTATTCGCAGTAATTATGTATTTCGGTTCTATGTATCTTTTCGCTCCTCTATTGACTGAAGGGCTCTCCACAAAAAAAAAGGAATCAATGGAAAAGAAATTAATGGAGAATAAAGTCAATGAAGAAAGCTTTATACCAGAGAAATTATCCGTTAAGTATTAAAGACGCTAATTTTTCATTTTCGTTCTAAAACAATTTTCATAATAACTCTGACTTTTAAAATCTTTAAGATCTAAATACATCAGACAGATGCATTTAGGACTACACGGAATAAACTTTTTCCCCGAACTAATTGAAATTGGTCTTTTCACAATCTTTCCTAAGGTAGACGCACTTTTTAGGACAGGGTTCATTTTCTTTTCTTCTTATGTTTAATTTAAAGTAATCTTAAATTAAATATATCAAATTTATAAATGGTAACTTTTAAAGATTTCCCAGATTTTAAACCTAATCTAACTCCTAAACAAGTTTTAAGAATGGGTTCTTTCGGTGGGACATATTTCAGAGATATTCAATCTTCTGTAACTGGTAAGAAACATTCAGGTAAAAATGCTATAAAAAGTTTCCCGGGTGATTGGTTAAAAGGTGTTAATCTAGAAAAAAAAGTTCTTTCACAGAAATATGATAAAGATGTGAACACATATAAAGTTAAGTGTGGTTCATCCTTAGAAGATTGGGAATCTAAAAATTGGATTATCAAACAAGATCCTTACGGTTGGTTTCAATGGTATTGTCATTTTTATATGGGTCGTAGAACTAAAGATGATAAGAGACAAATTGATCGATGGTTAAAGTTAACTGGACCTAAGGGTAGATTCAAAAGAACTTTAATGAATAAAATTATTAAAGCAGGTAAAGAATACAATGATAAAAGTGTATCTCCAGTTATAAGGCAAGTTTTACAACATTGGGGGTATAAATTAAGTAAAAGAGATTTAGAAAAATACAAGAAAGAAAAATAAAATATATATATATATATATATATATATAATATGCCTCGTGCCGGACCAGCCGAAGATGAATTAAAAAGAGACCCGATGGATTTATCGGGGGTGCCTGAATCCATTGTGCTTGAAGAATTAGATGGTTCATTATCCCCCCGGGGAGCCGACAGAGCAGCCCCCGGGGGGGAGGAAGAGGAGCCCCCGGCCAATCAGTCGGTAGACCTAATTACGGGAGGATCACCACCCATGCACGGGACCTTGGGGCGTAAATCATTTGCTGTGACTAATCCCCAGGTAAAGCGAAAAACAACGATAGAATTAGGTAATATGTTTATCTGTTCTCATCAGGGGAGAATGCAATATCTAATGGGGAGAGAATTAGTGAATAAAGCTAATGAATTAATAATATTTTCGGATTTAAAAATTAACTTAGGGCAATTATATTCGGGGGAGGTAGGAGAAGATAAACCTCCCAACGGAAAGATCGATCCTCTATTTGATAAATTACCCGATAAAATAAAAAAACCCGCAGAAAAAGTATTAAAGAAATCATTACATGATTACTTTATGTGTTCTTCATATATTAAATTTAAAAATTGTGCTATTTTGCGTTTAAAATTCGAACCAATTAATAGTGAAACCGGTACAAAGTTAACAATAGAATTGATTCATGAGGGATCATTAGAGAAAGACGAAGAAATAGTTACGAATACAAAGGGAGAAGCGATCTATTGGGTAAAGGGGGCAGCATCGCAAGAAAAGGATGGTCTTAACGCCAGTCAAAGATGTGAGTTCCCTACAATAGAATTAACATTGGGGGGGAGCGCGACCTTTAATATTCAAGGGGATATTTTTGTGATGAGACACGGTTATAGTGAACACAACAGAGCTAAAATGGATGGATCTAAGAAAATTTATTCTGATCTAACAGATGCAGCATTAACTCCCGCCGGTGTGAAACAGTGTGTTGAAGCCGCTGAAGCAT